AAGCAGCAGCAGATCCAGTGGCAGCTCGATTTTGTGCAGCCGCTGTTGACGCAGCAGGCGGCTAGCAGCGCCTATGGCGCGCTGATGAGCAAGCTCGCGGGCGGCCAGCAGGTCACATCGCCGGCATGGTCCGGCGCGGTAGCCGCCGCCGGATCGGCAGTGCAGGGAGCGCTCGAGGGTATCGGCAATATGGCCGGCGTCGTGAACCAGTTCCTTTCCCAGCCCGCGCTATGACGACGCTCGTTCCTTTTCAGCCGTCGAATGCGACGACACCGCCATTTCAGGCGACCGTCACGCTCGACGGCGCGGCCTATTCGCTGTCGGTGACATGGAACATCGCGGGCATGCGCTGGTATGTCACGCTGACCGACCAGAACGGAAACATCGCCTGGAATGGCGCCATGGTCGGCTCGCCGCTCGGCTTCGACATTCCGCTCGCGCCGGGCGTCTTCACGACATCGACGCTGCTGTATCGCGAAGACACCGGAAACTTCGAAATCAACCCCTGACCGATGCGCTACTACGACATCACCATCACGCCGGAAGGCGGCACGAAGCCGTTCCGGCGATGGACGTCGCATCCGAATGGCAAGTTCGATCCGGGCGCGCTGAACATCGAATTCGACATTCCGGTCGCCACGTACGGGACGCCGCTCGGCGGCCAGTCGCTGCTGATCGAGGGCGTGCCGCTCGGGGATCTGCTGCAGGCTCAGCAGTTCGCCGGCATGAACCTGACGATGAAGGGCGGCATGCAAGCCGGCCTGCCGCTGGCAAATCCGAAGCAGGCGGGGCTGATCGCAGCCGGCCAGGTATGGCAGTCCTTCGGGAACTGGGAAGGCACCGAGATGACGCTCGATCTCGTGCTGAACCCGGCGCTGTACACGCTGGATGATCCCGGCAACATCGTCCTGAACTGGACGGCCGGGACGCCGCTGGCGCAGGCGCTGAAGCAGACTCTGTCGGTGGCCTATCCGACGATGCCCGCGCTGATCAACATCAGCGACAAGCTGGTGCAGACGCATGACGAGGTGCATCGGTGCTCGACGCTCGAGCAGCTCGCTCAGCTTCTGGTCGAGGTTACGCAAGGGAATTTCCTCGGCAGTGACTATGCCGGCGTGCAAATCACGATCCAGGCCGGCCAGATCGTCGTCTACGACAGTACGTATAAGCCGAACACCGTACAGCTCGCGTTCACGGATTTTGTCGGTCAGCCAACGTGGATCGCGCCGAACGTGATGCAGGTCAAGCTCGTCATGCGCGCCGACATCCAACTCGGGTCGGAGCTGCTGATGCCGCAGGGGTTGCAGAACACGCCCGGCATCGTCCTGACTTCATCGTCGTCGCTGCCGTCTAGCCTGAAGTACAAGAGCGCTTTCCAGGGCAAGTTCTCGGTGATCGAGCTGCGGCACATCGGCAACTTCCGCGCGCTCGACGGCGCATCGTGGGCGACGATCGCAAACTGCGCGGTGATGAGCAATGGCTGACAACTATTCGAAGCTGCCGCTGCAGCGCTCGCTGAACCGTGTGGCGATCGCGCGCGCGGCGCAGGCGATCGAGGATACCGGTAACGCGCTGCCGTGCCGCGTGACGAAGGTCTCGGGCGCGATCGTGACGGTCGAGTTCGAATTGCAGGGCACGTGGACGTTGCCTCCGGTGACGATCCCGAAGGCTGAAAGCTCGTGGATTCGCAATCCGACGCAGGTCGGCGACAAGGGCATCACCGTGCCGGCCGATGCGTATCTCGGTGGAATTTCCGGCCTAGGTGGAGGCACAGCCGATTTTCGGCGCCGCGGCAACCTTTCGGCACTGGTATTCCTGCCGGTCAGTAATGCCGGATCCGGGCCGGACGATCCGAATGCCGCTCAGGTGTGTGGGCCGAACGGCATGATCGCACGCACCACGCAGGGCGCGACGCCGTCGTCGTGCGTCGTGAACCAGAACGGTGTGTCGATGACGTACGGCGGCGCGTCGCTCTCGCTGACGGCTGCCGGGATCGTCATGAGCTTTGGCGGTCACACGATCACGCTCGACGCGTCGGGCCTGTCGATCGACGGAAACAGCTACGCAAACCATACGCACGGGTATTTCCCGGGCCCCGGATCGAAGACCCAGACCGATCCGCCCATCAATTGAGGGAGCGACAACGTGCGCACGTGGGGAAGGATCTACAACGCGGACGGCTCCTATCGCTGGGTCACCGTGACGACAGACGCCAATGGATACAACGACAACGTCTACCTGACAACGCTCTGCCAGGTGCTGAAGCTGAACCTCGGCGAATCGCCGTTCTATGCGAACTACGGCATCCCGGCGCAGCAGACTGTCGTCACGCAGGTGTTCCCGGACTATTACGCGATGGTCACGCAGCAGCAGTTCGCGCCGTACTTCGCGTCGCTCGCGATCGTGCGCGCGCCCGGCAGCTTCCCGCCCGTCTACAACATCCAGGCCGTCGCTCATAGCGGCGCGCTTCTGAACGCGACCGTTGCGATATGAGCACGATTCCCCTTGTCATGACGGCGGCCGGCCCGGTTGCGACCGATCCGACCACGCTGCGGCAGAACCTGATCGACGGCGTTGCTGCAGAGGTGCCGGACTACACGGCCAATCTGCCCGGCAGCCTGATCGAGGACGTCGCGTCGACCGATGTCGGCGCGCTGACGACGATCGACCAAGCGCGCGTCGAGGCGGTGAACAGCGTCACGCCATACGGCGCGAATGCGTTTGTGCTCGCGCAGCTCGGTGGCCAGTTCGGCGTGCCGCAGGGCACGAGCGCGAACGGGAATGTCTACGTCGTCTTCACCGGCCCGGCCGGCTACGTGCTGCCGCCCGGCTTCGTCGTGGGTGATGGCGCGAACCAGTACGCGCTGCAGGATGGCGGCGTGATCCTGTCGAGCGGGCAATCGGCACAGCTCTACGCGGTCGCGACGAACAGCGGCACATTCGCGATTCCGGCCAACACCGTCAATCAGGTCATCACGTCGCTGCCGAGCGAGTACGCCGGGCTGATCACCGTGACGAACCCGCAGGCGGGCGTCTCAGCATCCAGCGCCGAGAGCCCGCAGACTTATCGCGGCCGCGTGTTGCAGGCCGGGCAGGTCGCATCGGTCGGCACGCCGGCGTTCCTGAAAACTCTGCTCGGCAAGATCACCGGCGTGCAGCAGCGCCTGATCTCGATCAACCAGGTGACGGGCGGCTGGCAGATCGTCTGCGGCGGTGGCGATGCCTATGCAGTCGCTGCCGCGATCCTGCAGGGCGCCGGCGACATCGCGCTGCTGAAAGGATCGCAGCTCGGCATCACCGGAATGACGGCCGCAAACCCGGTGGTCGTCCAGACGAACCTCGCGAGCGGCTACACGGTGGGGCAGACCTTCACGGTCGCCGGCGCGACGCCAAGCGCATTCAACCGCACGTACACCGTTGCTTCGGTGTCTGGGAATTCGATCACGACAACCACGAACGGGACGGGCTTCGGCACCTACACCGGCGGCGCGACGTTCTCGCCGAATCCGCGCGACGTCAACGTGTCGCTGTTCCAAAACCCGAACACGTACAACATCCCGTTCGTGAATCCGCCGCAGCAGGTTGTGACGCTCGCGGTGACGTGGAACACCACGCTGCCGAACTTCACGGCTGGCAGCTCGGTGAACCAGCTCGCGGCGCCGGCGCTGCAGTCGTACCTGAACTCGATCTTCGCCGGCCAGCCGATCAACCTGAACGAGATGACGGCGACTTTCCTCGACGCGGTGTCCTCGGTGATCGACGGGCCGAACGTGACGACGCTCAATTTCGCGGTGACTATCAACGGCGTGACAGCCACACCGGCGGCGGGCACCGACATCATCACGTCGGACCCGGAAAGCTATTTCTTCTGCTCGGCCACGGGCGTGGTCGTATCGCAGGGGTGACGAATGCAGATCGAGTCGTTCAGCACGAAGCCGCTGCAGCAAGTCATCCCGTCCTACCTGTACAAGGAGTATGAGGACGACGCGTCGCTGCAGGCGTTCGTCGACAGCTTCAACTCGCTTTCACAGGGCTATCTCGACTGGTTCAATCAGGCGCCGCTTGGCCTCTACACGTCGCCCTTCATCACGGGTCCGCTGCTTGATTGGATCGCGCGCGGCGTGTACGGCATCCGGCGGCCGGTGCTTGCATCGCAGATTTCGACGCGTCTAGCTGGTTACAACGCGAACCCGTACAACACGATCGCATACAACGCGCAGTACTACTCGGCGAGCCAGACCGCCTCGATCGCGAACGACGATATCTACAAGCGCGTCTTGACGTGGCACCTGTACCGCGGCGACGGCATGCAGTTCAACATGCA